ACGATGGTTCTGATGCTGTCTATCGCCCTGACCTTAATTCAGCTTATCCTTGGTCGATACCTTTAAAAGAAAAGGCATTTTTAAAAGACTTTGCGGATATACAAGACTTGTCATCTAGGGCAGAACTACGAGGCCCGGACGGTGAGGCTAATATGGCTGTAGCAATGGGGGCGGGGGTAATGCTAGATAGACTTGGCCGGAGGGAAGTAAATTTCATGCCCTCAGACCCCAAAGCGCCAAAGCGTCAACCCGTCAATCGAGTCCAACCGCAAGCTCCTTCGATGCCTGCGAATAGATTCATGGCTCCGGCGGTAACTACTGGCGGTAAGTTGAGCGAACGCTTTCGCTAAACTCCTATTCACATCGGGCTAAACCCAGCCCAACCCCTTGCGTTACTTAATGTTTATTACTGTAAGTTTTAGCTTGCTATTGTGAATAACTGCCTATTTAAGTTTACGCAAGCGAAATACTGTAAATATGGGGAAGCAGAAGAAAATGAAAAACCAGCCATGGCGCAACGACTGGGTTTGCGTCATTTACTACAAGGGTGAAGTGCGTCGTTGCTATGCAGAAACGCAAAGGCATATGCTCATTAGAATGCCCGATGCGGCCCATCGAAAATGGGGAGTTTGGTGCAACATGAATACCGATACTCAACAGCCCGTCGGCGACAACTATTGGAAGGGTTACACGTTCTGCGCTCGGACCGGTGGAAAACTCCATTGGGAACTGTATTACAGGGGAAATCAGGTCAAGGAGGCCGCCAGGTTACTCGGGCAAATAGGCGGGCAAAACGGGGTCGGCAAAAAGAAAGTTCGAGGAGATTCCAACTACTATCGGATGCTCCAGCTTAAAGGTGCATTGGCCAAGCGTAAGAAAAAAAGAGGATTGAAAGAGAAGGGTAAAGAGTTAAAAAATATACAAAAATAGTGCATTGCACAAAAAACTTTAAAAAAGAACTTGCAATGAATAAAAAGGAAATGTATCAGTCAATAATGCAAGTTACGGAACTTGCACGTTCTTTACACATAACAACTGAACAAATCCCTCGGGGGTATCATAATGCTTCGCACAATATGCATTATCTTCCTAAGAGCACATTTTAGGTCGATAACTTAGCGAAGCAATTGATCCTGCCCGAGGTTTAAAAACCTCATAATGGATCAATTATTAAACTATCATTGCACGTTCCTCACGAAAGGGGAAGTCAAAGAAATCTTTCGCCTGACCGACCGACAGGTCAGCACCTGGACGGCTCGCTATAAGTGGCGCAAGGTCGGCAGGAAATTCCTGACCGAAGACATTCGGAACACGCTGGCCGAAGTGCTCGAGGAGGCGGCATGAAGATCACCATCGGGATTGATCCGGGTGCATCGGGAGGTTACGCAATCGCTTGGGGCGGTTTGCATAGTATTAGCCTGCACACGCTTGGCGAGGACTTTGAATTTGTTGAACATATTCAGGACTTAAAAGATCACCCTGACGTTACCGAGATCGAGGGAGTGATCGAATTGGTCCCACCCTTTGCGGGGAAGATGATCCCTTCGTCCGCATCTTTCAAACTCGGGAAGAATTGCGGGTTTCTCGAGGGAGTCCTTCGCATGGCCGAGATCCCATTCACTTTGGTCCGCCCTCAAGAATGGCAAAAGGGCTTGGGCGGGTTGCAAGGGCTTACTTCGAACAAGCGGAAAAAAGTTTTGGCGAACCATGCCAAGCAATTTTTCCCATCGACCAAAGGGCTAACCCTCAAGACGGCCGATGCGATCCTAATTTTAAGACATTTTTTACTAACCAAATAATGGGCCTCCACCCGTAAAAATGGAGATAGAGAGAATATAATAACATGGCTATACTCACACAATCAGCATCAGGAGACGGTCCGATCACGGGCTGGCCAATCGACAACCCGGCTCCAGCGGGCCAACACGTAGCGGTCTGCCTTGCAGTCAAGGACTCCTTGGGCATTCAGCGACCATCATACGAAGACCCCTCGATTATCGAAACCCTCGACGTCACCCGATTCCTATTCGGCTTGGCCGACGGTTCGCTCATTCAAACTTCCGAGATGAAAATTTCCGGGCATGAGAAGAGCAAGCTCGTAGGGACTTTGACCAGTTGGCTCGGAGCTCCGCCGGCAATCGGATTCGATACTGAATCTTTGGTCGGTCAGGGAGTCACCCTGAACGTCGTTGCGAAGGTCAGCAAGAAAGGGACGAATTATTCCGACGTCGCAAGCGTCAGCCCAGTAATGCCCCAACTCGCGAACCAAGTTCCAAACGTTGCGAACTTCTCGATTCCGCAGGGCAACAATCCGCCTTCGGCTCCCGCTCAACCGGTTGCACCCGTTCAGCCTGTTCAGCCAGTCGCTCCCGCTCAAGTAGCAACCACGGTAACGGTCGATCAGCCCCAGCAAGTCCAACCTGTACAGCAACCCGTACAACAGGTTCAGCCTGCCCAAGGTCAGCAGACCCTCGGCGGACAGTTCACCCCACCACCAACCGAGTCGGTCCCGTTCTGAAAATGAACCCGATCACTGTTTTATTAATCATCGGATGGGGGGCGGTCATTGCCGACATGCTCATATGAAGTATGCCAAGCGAGTGATCCACCTCACCATCTTTCTTTGGAAAGCCGGAAAGGAGGTATGGCGTGGCTATCATCACGGCAAAGCCTAAGAGGGGCGGGGGAGGGCATTGGTATGACCGGGATGCAAAGCCCCGGCATACGATGCCTAGAGCGGACGGGAGTGGCGAAAGGAATACCACTCTGCGGGACGCTCGAAAGCATCAATTGATACCTTCGGTTACGACCTTGCTCGGCCTCTTTGCCAAGCCTGGACTCGAGCGTTGGAAACAGGACCAGCTCCTCCGCATAGCTCACGAACATCCCGCTAAGGATGGCGAAAGTTTTGAAGCTTTTGCAGACCGATGCCTCGTCATGCACGAACAACCGGTTGAAGAGGCGGCGGACTTCGGGACTAGAATCCACGATGCAATCGAGAAGTTTTTCGAAGGTGATCCCATCGACGACGAGCTCCTCCCCTACGTCAAGCCGGCCTTCGATTGGAAGCAGGAGCACAAGCTTCGATTCATCGAGCGGGAAAAGACACTGGTGAACTTGGAGGAGGGCTTTGCGGGGACGGTCGATATTGTCGGCCTTGGGGCGAATCAAGAAAAGTTCATCGTCGATTGGAAGACGAGGAAGACGAAGCCCAAGGTGAAGGTCACCAGTTACGACTTCCAGGTTCATCAGATCGCCGCCTATGCGGCCACCTACTGGGGCGCGGATGCAGTGGATGCGGAACAGGTCCACGGTGCGAACTGTTATATATCTTCGACTGAGCCCGGTCGATTCGAGGTGATTAAATATTCACCGGCTGAACTGAAACAAGCATGGAAAGTCTTCAAGGCATCCTGCCAAATTTGGAGATCCCTTAAAGGATATGACCCAAGAGTATCCCAAGATTGATTCCAAATATTATCGGTTCGGGGAGGGAGTCGTTCAAATGAACTTTTCCTTGCCCGATACCTTGAAGCAAGTGGTGAAGGGGGAGGCGCGGGATATGGGGATCTCGGCCTCCCGCTTCATCACTGACCTGCTCGTCGAGCGCCTGAAAGACAAGAGCCCCATAGTCAAGGAACTCGATGGAAGACAGTGGGAGGTATGAAAAGCAAGTTTCGTTAGGCCAGCAAGTGGCTCGAGCGTTTGAAAAATTTTGGAAAAAGAACCAGTTGAGCGTGGACAGGAAGGGCAAAGTTTATCGGACGAACGTGCCGAGGGAACGGCCGAACCTCGACCACGTGGATTTTAGGAAAGTGGGGAAACGGGATGGGAAGCAAGGCTACTGAACTGGCAAAGACGACGGGATTTCACCGGGTTTCTTGTTCCGAGTATTTACGAGGCAAAACCGACCCGTTTGAAAAGAGTGGAAGGATTCAAAAAGAACTGACCGATTGCTTGCTGGCTGTCTTGGCCGTATCGGCCCCTCGAGGAGTCCCAATGTCCTGCCGAGAGATTGGAGAGTTTTGCGGAATTTCCAAACAACGGGTCCATCAGATTGAGAAGGAAGCAATGAAGAAACTAAGGCGGAACGAAACAGTAACTCGAAAGGAGTTTAGGCAATGGAAATAACCAAGGAACGGGCCGAAGAAGCCTTGAAGAATTTGAAGATCTTGGCCGCACAAATCGGTAACGCTCGACTTCGCGAACTCTACAGAAAGCCCCTGGAGCAATTTATCAAAGACGTAGCAAAAACATTATCATTATGACGAAGAAATTAAAACAGCCCCTCTTTCTGAAGGGGTACGAAACCAACCCGCAGGGCAAGCGAGTACCGATTTTTACAACGGTCGAGCCTGTTGTCCCTTACCACGTGATCGAGGGCTCGAGCTCCTCTTTGCCGGGGGCAAGGAAGAAAGTTAAAACGAAGGAGGGGAAGAAATGAATTGGAAAAAGAGAATAACGCAAGTTCGACTGACCGAGGAGCCCTATCCAACGGCCGAAGTCGAATGCGAGGATTGCGAGCAAGTATGGGAAGATACGGAAGATCCGACCTGTCTATGCGAAGAGGAGGAGGAAGAGTAATGGGGCAATTTTTAGGATGGCAATCTTACGACCGATACACGGTTTGCGAAAAGTGCGGGGAACGCTGGGAAAGCGATGAGGAGGACGAGCACTTTTGCGAGGAGGAGTTTGTAAAACAAAGCGAGGAGACGATTGAAGAAATGAAGGAGGAAAAAAATGAAGATGGAGCCTGAAGTTTTTACCGGGAAGGGAATCCCCCGAGGGGAGAAAGTAATCATCAAGGTGGGCCACCGCCAAGCCGATGCATCGCTTAATCCCGAAGAACAAACTTGGTCCCTCAAGCTCGATACTCCCGACCTTCCCGAGCTCGAATTCCCAAGCCTTGAGAATGCGGTCCTTTCGGCAATCACAATTTTGCAGGAGGACAGAATTTGATCGCCTTCGACCTGGAAACCGTTTGGTCGAAGTCTTACTCGGTCGCGACCATGGGGCTGGACCGGTACGTCAAAGCTTTGTCCTTTCAAGTCACCCTGGTCTCTCTAGTCGGAGACGATGGGTTCGAATGGGTGGGTCCGCCCCAGCAGTTACCCGTCGAGCGTTTGCAAGGCCAGCAACTGGTCGCCCATAATGCGGAGTTTGACTCGGTATGCGCACGAATGGCCATGGCTAGAGGACAGATGCCTAACTTCCAACCCGCCGAATGGATATGCACGGCGGATATGGCATCGTGGCATCAGTTGCCACGCTCACTCGCCAAAGCATACTTCGAGCTTTACGGGGAGCACTTGGCAAAGGATGCGCGTGATGCAATGGCAGGGCTATCGGCCGAGGAGATAACCGCAAACCCGCAGTTCAGGGACTACGCATTGAACGATAGCCGGGCCTGCCTGCGAATTTACAAGGAACTCGAGGCGGGCTTTCCCGAGAAAGAAAGAATCCTGTCAGCACTCAATCGGAAGATTGCCAGTCGAGGGATGCCACTCGACGGTCCGCTCTGCCAAACGTTCATCGATACGACCGAGCAAGTCATGGAGGAGATGGAAAAGTTTCTCCCTTGGGTAACCGAGGATGGACGAGGGGCGGAGCCAACCTCTCCGATAGCCCTCGCCAAGTATCTAGAAATGAAAGGCGTTCAGGCCCCTTCCTCGACCAAGGAGGATGATCCTGCGGTCCTTGTTTGGAAGGCAAAGAATCCCGAACATGCCCCCGTGCTCGATGCCATGACCCGGTGGAGAAAAGCGAACAAAGCAAATAAATATTATACCGGCCTGATCCTTAGAACTCGACCCGACCGACGTGTATCCACTCGGCTACTCTACTGCGGGGCGACACATACCAAACGATTCTCGGGGACCGGTGGAATAAATTTCCACGGGATACCCAGGGACGAAATCGAGGGTACGTCGGCCAAGCGTTGCCTGAAGGCAACCGAAGGGCGGGTGATCGTATCGGCCGACCTCTCCCAAATCGAGCCTCGAGTCCTCGCTTATCTAGTTGGAGACATGGACTTTCTCGGCCTGGTACGAGGAGGGATCGATCTGTACGAAGCTCATGGCCGGGCGACCGGATTATATAACCATGACGAACCGATGAAGGACCTCGCTCCCGAACTCCGCCACCTATGCAAAGCAAGAGTTCTCGGCTTGGGCTACGGTTGCGGATTCAAGAAGTTCGGACAAGTCGCCGAGGCCCTGACCGGTGGAAAGCTCAAGATGACCGAGCAGGAAGCCAAGAAGCAAGTCAATGACTACCGGAAGAACAATCCGCTAATCGTCGAGCAGTGGAAAGCCCTCGAGGACTTCGTTAGGGAACAGGCCAAGCAAACTCCCGAATGTGTTGTCGTTCAAACCCGGGACGAGGCTCCCATTCGATACTTTAACGTGCAAGTCGATGGCAAGGGAGAGATCACCGCTCAGAAGGTAAGAGGGCAAGCAAGGTCAAAGCTGTACGGCGGGCTACTCATGGAAAACCTCGTTCAGTGCCAAGCCCGGCAAATCTTTTCCGATGCAATCATTCGAGCGGAGGCCGCCGGGTTGCCCGTCTGTCTACACGTCCATGACTCCATCACTGTCGAGGTTGCGGAGCAAGAGGGACAGGCGGCTCTAGACTTACTCATTCAAATACTAACCGAGGAACCTTCCTACATGCCAGGGCTACCCTTGGCGGCGGAGGGGGAGATTAAACAACACTACTGAAAAATAATGACTGATATTAGAAACTTACCCCGGTCTGTCGGAGACGATGCCGTCTTTGATAAGGTATACGTATGGATAATTAGGGACGAAATCTTTGTCCGAGTTGAAGGCATGGGCAATGTGCGAACACTTGTTTTTCCTATGGAAGAGGTTGACAAAGTCATGGAGGGGAAACCCGTCAACCCTGACGTCGAAATGGCGTTGAATGCGACTCAATCGGAATTAAAACGCATCAAGCAAGATTTGGACGAGCACAAAATATTGTTGGGCAAATCGATTAAAAGTTTGGAGCGGAAAAAAGACAGGGTTGAGAAATATTGCAAAAAGAAAAAGGGGGAAATCGATTTCATCAAGGGCATTTCTGCCGATTTGCACAGTCGTAAATTTATCAAGTCATGCACCACATTTTCCAAGAGTTTGTTGGAGTTTTTAGAAAAACGATAACTTATGAAACCACTTAAAACGTTAGGTATAATCCTTCTCTTCCTGCTCGCCGTGGCCACCGGCATATTAGTCATGGCCGCAATACTTATCGGGCTCTCCCGCCTGCTCTTCCCATGGATATAGAAATCATCGGACTATGCGGGCCCAAGGGGGTAGGGAAATCGACTTATGCGAAGACTCTCGACGGGATGGTCTTCTCATTTGCCAAGCCCCTCAAGGAGATGCTCATAACCATCCTCCCGAGCGAGGCGTGGATCGAACGGAAAGAGGAGGCCCCACCCGGCTTCCCCGAGCATTGCACGGTCAGATACATGCTCCAGCATCTCGGGACCTCGTTTGGTAGGGAAACTTGCTACCCGAACATATGGGTCGATGCCGCATACAGAATGATCCACCCGTATATCGGAAAGGCCACGATCATCTTTGACGACGTCAGGTTTCCGAACGAAGCTTGGGCGATCAGGCGGTGGGGGGTCACGAACGAGATCCTTACCAAGATCATTCACGTCAGCCGAAAGGGATTCGAGCCCGACGAGAATGATCAACACGTCTCCGAGGCGGGACTTCCTAAACAGTTTATCGATAAATGGGTAACGGTGGAAGAGGATGGGAAAGAAGGAGTCACCCAGCAATAGCGTGAAGAAAATGGCCGCCGATGCCAAAATCCGCAACCTCCTAAGGGAGACCGGACCAGGTCAGACCATGTCTCAATCGGAGATTGCCGAGAAGACCGGTCTGTCCAGGCAACTCATCAATCGGATCGAACGGGGAGCAATCGAAAAGGTAACCGAGCAAATTGCCCGGATAATAGAGAGGGGCGATGAGTAAGTGGCCATCATCAGAATAACTCAGCTTGACGGGGCATTGCCCAATATCGCTTTGATGAAATTGTCACATTGGCACAAGTCACAAGGTGATGAGGTTCACTTTTCAAAGACTTGGGAACGTCAACTTTTTGAACCCGAATATGACGTGGTTTACGGGTCTGCGATATTTCAATGGACAAAGGCTAAGCTCGATAGATTCCTTACCGAGTTCCCAAACGCAATAGTGGGAGGTACGGGAACGAAATCGAAGATGACCATTGAGGACGTAACGGGCGGCCCTTACGAGTTTTTCGACTATTCCATATATCCGAAGTTCAAGCAAAGCATTGGATTTAGCCAACGGGGTTGTCGCTTGGCTTGCAAGTTTTGCGTAGTTCCGGGCAAGGAGGGCAAGAACAAGGATAACGGCCCGATCAATCGGATTTGGCGAGGCGAACCATACCCCAAGGAAATCATCTTGCTCGATAATGATTTCTTCGGACAACCGGATTGGCAGGAGAAAGCGGAGGAGATCCTCAATGGTGACTTTAAGGTTAACTTCAATCAAGGCATGAATGCCCGACTGATTCACGAAGAGGGGGCGATGATGCTCAAGCAGATGCAATTCTTTGAAGCGAAATTCAAATACCGCAGACTTCACACCGCATGGGATAATCCGAAGGACGAGAAATTATTTTTCAAAGGATTGAATATCCTCATGGATGCGGGAATCAAGCCGAGAGAGATCATGGTCTACATGCTCATAGGCTATTGGCCCGGAGAAACGATGGAGGATATTCTTTGGCGCTTTAACAAGCTGAACGATGCCGGAGTCCTGCCTTACCCGATGGTCTATGACCAAGAAAATCCCGAACTCAAAAAGTTTCAGCGTTGGGTAAACCGCAGATATTACCAATTCGTAGCTTGGGGAAATTATGATTCGTCAATGCGATCCAAACCTCCGAAGGATCAACTAACCCTCTCACTCTAGTGGCCACCCTGAAAGGAGAACTCCGAAACTTTTTCGAGCGACTCCCGCAAGGAGAGTTCTCGCACCATAACCAAGTGCTCACGCCCTTGTCCTTGATCGTTTGCAAGTATGTCGAAAATCCCGACCAGGCAGTCGAGTTGATTTACAAACTGCTCGACGGCTCGAACCATCGGGACGAGCAACCGAACGAGATCAAGAAGCTTGTCCTCTCGGGCTACGAATACCTCGCAAATCCCAACCGCTCGACCGTAAAAAAGAAAAGAGAACAGGTCGATGCCGGGCTACAAAAAGCATATGTCGGCAATGAAGAGACTTACGAGGAGTTCATCCTAGCGTCCGATCCAATCCCGTCAAGCGGGGCCGAGGCGATTGGCGGCCTATTCCACGATGACGACGTCTTGTTCATCCAGCCCGAGCTATATTCGAAACCCCTCGAGTTCTGCAAAAGGGTAGGGGATTGGAAGACCATGGACCTCAAGCCCTACCAGTACACCACTCACAACCCGTCAGTCGAGAACCCGACCGGTAGGAACGAACAGAACCTAAGCGGAAAACGCAAGTACCTGCTCCACGAAGTAGATGACAAATCAATATCCTTCGAACAGCAACTCGGCCTCATCAAACAACTCGAGTCCATCGTTCCTCTCAAGATGGTCGTTTCGTCAGGCGGGAAGAGCCTCCATGCATGGTTTCATTGGAAACCCGGACGAAGGGATTCATTCCTGACCCTGTCCCAAAAGCTAGGCGGGGACGTCAGGTTCGCAAACGGGTCCCAGCTTTGCAGGCTCCCTTGGGGGACGAGACGAAAGCAAGGCGAACCACTGGCCGCCGAGCAACCGATCATTTATTGGAAGGACGACTGAACCCGTGGCTTCCAACTCCATGATCCGAGAACAAGCAATCCGAAGGTTCTCACGCCTCGGACTTTCTCCCCTCCGATCCATCGAAACCGCAGGCAAATTGATGAGGGGCGGGAAAATTATCATTGTCCGAAATCGCATAAATTTACAACCGATGCTAGTCCTCACGATTGGCAAGAAACCAATAAAATAAAAACCATGGCAAGAAGAGAAGATTACTTAACACCCGAAACCCTAGCCGCCGCCGATGAAATCGATCAGATGCTGGCAGGCATGTCCCCGACCTCGACCTATCAGGAACCCGCCGTCGAGATACTCGTGAACGATGCGATAAACGACCCGCTCCCCCCGCCCGTATTCATCGACCTGTTTCAGATCATGGCGAATGCGAGCGATCCCTCGACCCTGCCCCCCATTCTGATCGAGGGCATTTTGCATAAGGGATGCAAGATGATCATCTCGGGCTCCTCGAAGGCAGGGAAGACCCTGGCCCTCATGCATCTCGGCTTGGCCGCCGCAAACGGGCTCCCCTGGATGGGCCACCGAATCAATAGACAATGCAAGGTCGTATACCTCGACTTTGAGCTCGTCCCTCGACTGGCCGAGGAGAGATTCAAGGACGTGATGAACAGCCCGGTAAACGAGTACTTTCAAACGAAGAACTTCAGATACTGCGGACTTCGAGGACAGAAGCGTTCGCTCGAGGATCTCGCCCTCCATATCCAGGCAATCAAGGATTTCTCTCCCGACATGGTAATAGTCGATCCCTTTTACAAGCTGGGCGGAGAATATGATGAGAACGATGCAGGCTCGGTCGCCCGAGTCCTCGACTCCATGGAGACCTTCTCCGAGCGTCTAGGATGCGCATTCGTATACGCTCATCACTTCTCCAAGGGGAACAAGGCGGAGACGGATCACATCGACAGGGCGAGCGGCTCCGGGGTGTTCGCAAGAGATCCCGATGCCATCCTAACCCTCACCCCTCACGAGGAGGAGCATCACCTTGTCCTCGAGGGAACCCTGAGAAACTTCGCTACCCCCGATAAGAAGGTCCTCGAGTTCTCATGGCCCAATTTCATTACGAAATCCGACCTCGAGCCGACTCTCAGGAAGGCCGGTCAGGCGGCCGAGAATCGACGGGCAAACGAACTTCTCGCCGACACCTTGATAAGAGAATTGAAGCTCCAAACGAGGAAGATCGAGAGTCAGACAAAGTTGATTGAATTACTGCAAAAGGTGACCAACCGACCTATTAACAAGGTAAACATTCAGTCGATAATAAAGGCTTGTGGCGATAGGATCGTGCAAGAGAAGCAGGGAAACGGCAACCCGACTTTGTACTCGGCGAATTATGATTTGGAGGAGGATTTTGGTGCGGAAGGGACCACCGGTAAATCCTAACCCCCCTAAAGGGGGGTAATATACCCATTTACCGGTGGTCAGAAAAAACAGAATAAATCGAGGCTATGAGGGGAGGCATACCCAAAGGAGGTGGGCAGGCCACACGCTCCTGCCCCAACCGCTACGCTGGGGCAATGGGTATGCACCCCGGTCAATAGCCTACAAGCTCGAGCGGATTCAATCGAAAAGGGATGTCATCGATCAAAAGATTGCCTCGGAGAACCCTTGGCTCGTAAAAAGCCTTTTGTGCATCGACATGATAGATTACCCTCGTAAAACATTCAAAGGGCTTCTAGGTATGCTCACGGGGCTTATAGGGGCATTCCTGAGAATGCATGTCGGTCTGCTAAACGGATATAGCCCTAAAATCGCCAGGAAGGTACTCAGAAGGGCTTTTTACCCCCTAGCACGTAAAAACGTACCTTCGGCCAATCGAAAGGCCGCTCTAGCACGTAAAAACGAATGAACCTTGAAAATCAGAACACGGCTTCCCGATTTACAAGTCGAACGGACGAACGGATCAAAGAAATACGTCGACCAAAGGCCAATCCTTCGACTCGTTCCACCGGGGCATGATCAATAGGGGGAGATTCTATTGCTCGCCGGCCAATTTGACCATCTCCGAAGAGATCCAGCGACCCGGTTCCAGGTCTCGAGCGACTTGGATCATGCTCCGGTAAATCTCTTGTCGGCATTTCTCCAAATCCCATCCGTTGATCTCGGCATATTCTTCCGCCAACCGGTCCAGGTCGAAATCTTTCTCCCAAGGGAAAATCTCTTTGCGAGTGGAAAAGGTTGGGGTGTCGTCGGTCATGGGGGCGTTCGAGTCGGTCATGGAGCGTCGTCGGTCATGGGGTCATTCAGGGGAATGGGGCATGACATGTCAAGTTTCTACGTCAGTAACCTCCGCCTCGACCACTTTCTCATCCTTTAAGGTAGCCAACTCGGCCTTTATCTCTTCCAGGCTAAGAGTCTTCTTAACCTCGATGGTTTGGGTAGGCTCGCCTTCGTATTGCCGGTGCTTGTCGATCAATATCCCGGTTGCGATTGGGAGAACTCCGGCAGGGATTTGATCGTTCTCGAGCTTCTCAATCATCTGCTCGACGGCCATCATGCTTGCCGTACCGATCAATCCCTTGAGGTGTTTCTTTGATTCTTTGAGGACGTCGGTTTCTCGAGTGCGGACTACGGCAACGGTATTGGCGGAGATCTTGCAAGCCTTTGCGGTCTGCGTGATCGTGGCCCCTTGAGCTAGCATTTGCACACACTTGGCATAGTCGGCCGGTCTCTTGTCGTAAAGCTTTTGCCCGGTCCACACTGCTGGGCAAGTATCCTTCACCTCGAGGTTGGCTGGCAAGTTGTCAGGAAAATGGGTCGTCCTTGGAAGCTTAGTCGGCATAAATCCAAACGGTGTAGATGGTTGAGAATAAGTTTCAATAAGCCTCCAGGTCAATCACAATTAGACATAAAACTTATTGCACGAACCTCCTTTTACTGACAATCAATGACTTACGGAAAAACATATGTGATTTATGACATTGAGAGGGGGGGGAGGGGGTCCGAAGACCGCCGGGGATTTTCACTCCAAACGATTGAGAGCCGTAAAAAAATTCTGACAAATTGCCCCCCGCGAGGTTACACTTTACCCCGCAATCTGTTAAAATGAAAGCGATGTTTCCACACAACAGGCATTGCGGCGGTGGGTTTTCGTTTCCTATGTTTTCGTTTCCCCCCTGGTTATCTTTCATCGCCTGTCCGGTAATCGCATAAAAGCCGGACACTTTTATTATGGAATGGACTCCACATCCTGCTCTCCCAGCCCTCACGAAAGAGGAAATGCTTCGGATGGAGCCCGAAAAGATCCTCGAGTACTACAACACTCGAGAGCAGGCCATAGAGGCCGAGAAGGACGATCCTTACCGCCATGGCTTCGAGCTCGACACCTGGAAGCTTGCGGACGATGAGCTCAAGACTCACTCCGAGATCCTCCTTATGGGCGGAAACCGGGCGGGGAAATCGGAGCTATGCGCCAAGCGCGTAGTCCAATGCCTCGTTGAAAACCCCGGCACGATCATTTGGTGCTTAACGGAGACCTCGGCCAACAGCATTCAGTTTCAGCAAAAGTTGATATTCAAGTATTTGCCGAAGGAGATGAAATCTCTCGGACGGGGCAAAGTCGGTTACGTCATGTATTCGCTTCGAAATGGATTCACGGCTGGCAAGTTCACTTTGCCGAACCGGTCGGAGTGCATCTTTCGAAATTGGAGCCAAGACATCAGCACAATCGAAGGCGGGGAGATCGGATGTCCCGCTCCGCCGGCCAATGGCACTCACAACATAGGCTTTTGGGCCGACGAACTGGTCCCAATGAGTTGGGTAAATACCCTTCGCTTCCGTTGCGTAACTCGTTCGCACAAGAGCCTCTATGATGGAGTGGTCCGCCCTGCGGCGGGCATAATCTCCTTCACGGCCGTAGATGGCTGGAACTCGGTGGTCAAATCGATGCTTACGGGAGCCAGGACGATGAAATCGGCCAAAGCGGACCTCCTCGGAGGTGAGGAAGTCCCTCTTGTGCAACAACCTTTGCGAAAAGCCTCGAGCGTGGTGTATTTTCATACGGCGGCCAATCCCTTCGGCGGATGGGCGGCCATGAAGTCTCAGCTCGAGGGTGAGAAGCGCGAAACGATACTTTGCCGGGCCTATGGAGTGCCTGTACGCCAGTCTAGGGCTGTGTTCCCGGCACTCTCGGATAAGAACTTTCGATCTCCCGAGAAACTACCTGATTTCAAGGATGCTAACTGGGTAATGAGCATCGATCCGGCTGGAGCGAAGCCCTGGACTATCGTATTGTTCGCGGTTGACGCTCACGGGGTAGCCTGGGCGGTCAAGGAATTCCCTGATTTCGGTACTTGGGGCGGATGGATTGATCTGACCAAGGACAAGCTGGCTCCGGGTGAGGCGGCCCAACCGAATGGGTATGGATTGAAGGATTATGCTGAAGAGATTCGAAGGATGGAAAAGATATGTACCGGTGAAGTCATTCGGATAATCGACCCGAGGCTTGGAGCGGCCTCGTATCAGAAGGCTGAAGGCTCGAGTAATATCATAGACGACTTAGTTGGTGAGGACATTATCGTGCAACCGGCCGAAGCTTTGGACATCGAGACGGGTCTTCAGGCGATCAATAATTTGCTCGCTTGGGACCGCGACAAGGAGATGGATTTGCAGAATAAGCCTAAATTGATGTTCTCGGACGAGTGCCAAAATCTCATAAGTTGCATGCAAGCGTATCAGCCCGGAGATTTGAAGAATCCGAGCAAGGACTTCGTAGACTGCGCGAGATATTTTGCGGTGGGAAATTTCGAATATTTCAGTGAGGGGGATATGGTGTCGAGTGGCGGAGGAGGATATTGATTATGGGAGTACGGAAGAAGTGGACTAAATTGGACAGGGACCAGGTCGTTTTGATGCGAAAGGGCGGAGCGGGTTGGCTGAAGATCAGCAAGGCGACGGGCATCCCGAAGAGCACTTGCATCAGTATTTGGAAGAGCGATGCGGTCGTAAAGGAGGAGGTCCCATCCGTTCCGCCCGGTGAAATGGACGGGATCGAGGAGGCGTTCGTTTTGAAACACGTCCCGAACCCTCGACTCATGCTCATAGCGTTCCCAGCACGTGAAGGATTTGCGAGGTGCGTGAAGAGACCGGAGGACAACCGACCGGTAAAATCGAAATTACTGGTCCGCCGGGTGGAAGATGACTTGTACAAACTCGTATAATGAGACTCGGTCTCAATATGAGGAACGCATCGACTGCCTCTTGCGGGACATGGTTGTCGAGGAGGCGCTGGGGGCGCTTGCTAGCGGGGATGACCCTCGTTCGTTCAGTCTTCAGGAAATTGCGGATCACGTCGGGCTGGGCTTCTCGACGTTGAGGAACGTTGAGCAGGAGGCCCTTAATAATTTTAAAAAATTAATGATAAACTCGGAGGAAAATGATGAGTGATAATGGTATGCAAGTACAGGAGTTCAGCTCGGCTAAGCCGGATGTTGATGAATTAAAGAATAATTTCGACCAAGCGAAGGCAAACCTTTCGTTTTGGATGGACAAGGCTGAAGAGGGCAGGGAATGCCGGTTTAACGAGTGGGCGGGCAAGAACGAGACTGGCAAGAAGATCGGTCCCGAAGCGTTTCCTTGGGACGGTGCTTCGGATCTCAGTCCCCAGCTTGTAAATCCGTTGATCGAGGGAGACGTCGCCCTGCTCGGGCAATCGTTGACTCAGGCGAATCTAGTGGCGGCTCCCGTTGAATCGGGTGACGTTGCCTCGGCCAAGCTCGTATCTGAATTCTTGCGCTGGCGAATGGGCTCGATGGAAGAGTTGCAGAGGGAGGCGGCTATCGGAGCGAACTATTTGCTACAGAACGGACTGACTTTCTTCGGGACTAGTTGGAAGAGGGAGACTACTCGGACCTTCCAATCAATTAGCCTGGAGGAGCTTGCTCAACAGTCGCCGGAATTGGCCATGGCCGTTCAAGATCCCGAGATGCAGGGCGGGGTTGAGGAATTGCTTAGTCAAGCGTTTCCAAAGTTGAAAAAGGGACGGGTCAGGCGGGTAATCAAGGAATTGCGCGAGACCGGGATGACCGAAATTCCGACCGAAAAAATGGTCGTAAACAGACCGTGCGTAAAGGCGTACGAGTTGGGGCGGGAGATCATTGTCGATAGTAACGTGATCGACCTGGAATCCGCTCGAGCGATCTATTGCATTCATTACTTTAGCCCCGAAGCCCTCAAGCAAAAGGTCAATGACGGTTGGGATGCCAAATGGATTGACGAGGTGCTCGAGAACTCGAAGGGGACCTATACTGATGAGAGTTACTCGAATAACTTGATTACCTATGGCTCGACCTCGGGCTATGGGGTCCAGCACTTCGAGGGCATGGTCCGGGTAGTCGTTGCGTATCGCAAGGAGATCGATCCTGATGACGAGGTCCCCGTCGTCACGCAAACCGTGTTTGCCGATGAGGCCGAGGGTGCGGGCTATCATAAGCCGGTGGCCTATGACGAGGGGCGATATCCCTTCGTTTGCATTACGAGAGAGAGTTTGAACCATCGACTTTTGGATTCTCGGGGATATCCCGAGCTTTTGAAGGATTATCAAATTGCTTGTAAGACAGAATTAGATAGTCGAAGAGACCGCGCCTCGATGTCCACGGTCCCGCCTGTCGAGTTCCAGGTCGGGAGAAAGCCCGAACGGATTGGGCCTGGTAGTCAGGTTCCCGTCAGGCGGAGGGGCGAGGTCGGATTCCTCGAGATCCCGAAATACTCGCCCGCAAGCATGGAAGTCGAGATGCAACTTCGGGCATTGGCCAATCGGGTGACCGGTCGGGCGACTTCGGAATTGGATGCGGTCGAGGCGAACACGATCAGGCAGAACTTGGTCAATCGTTGGCTGGGCGGATGGAAGGAGATTTTAAAACGGATATGGTGTTTGGATCGGGCATATGCCGGCCCCGAGGTATGGTTTCGAGTTACGAACAATGAGCAAGGAGCATCCTTGATCATGGACGAGACTTCGGAGGTTTATGACTTCAATATCTCTTGGAACTCAATGAATGCCGACGAGGAGAAGGTCATTCAGAAACTCGATACGGTTGGGAAGTTGATGGCTCAGTATGACAGGCAGGGCCAGGCTCGTTATGACGTGTACTTGCGCAAAGTGATCGAGGCAATCGATCCGAACTTGGCCAATCAATTGATCGCACCGGTTCAGGAGGCGACCGACAAGGAGATCAAGGAGACTTCGGCCGACATTGCCAAGATTGCATCGGGACAGGTGGTAAATGCTCCACAAAATTCCAACTCTCAACTTCGTTTGCAAGTTCTTCAGCAATGGATTGAAGGGACAAAGGAGATCCCCGCCCAGGACGTCCAGCAAAGGCTCCAAGAGGATCAAGTCTTTGCGGCGAGGATTCAGACCTATGCCGGGCAACTCGAGCAACAGCAAGCCCAGCAAAGGAACGCATTGATCGGCCAGCTTGGGACCGCCCCCGGAAATGTCCCGGCAACTTCGGAGATAGCGGCATGACGTTACCCGAAGCACTAGCTAGCCTTGCCGACCGGGATGATTTTCAAGTCGTCCGACGATTTATTCAATCCCAGCTCGACTTTTGCCTAGCTGACTTTCAAGACCCGGAGCTAATAGACAATCCCAGCAAGCTGGCTAGGCTGGCGGGCGAGATTGGCGGGCTCACTCGGATCGTCGAGGGATTAAAGGACGAGGATGGCGAGACTGACCCCGCATGAGCAGTTCAGGCGGGCTCATCGCGCCCTTTTGAACCGCTGGCTCGAGGAGAGTGACATTGACGACCTCGAGATGGCTAAAATTGCAACCAAGGATATTGAAGAGTGGCTCGACGAACCTGTCGTCGAGTTCAAGCCCGACCCCGAGCTTGAGGAGTGAAGATCTCGAACGTCTTTCTCGGTGGGATTTACGAGGCTGAATTCGAGGCCGAGGCATTGAGACGTGGGTTTGTTACCCACCGCCCGACTTTGCCGGTTGCCTGGGACTTTTTGGTCACTTGCCCAAAAGGGATTTTGAAAGTCCAGGTCAAGGGGACCGGCTCACCCTCGGCCGATCCGGGCGACTCGTCATTCAAGGTAATGACTTCCCAAGGTTCGAATAAGAAGAAAAGCATTGGTGATGACGTTGACGTCGTTGCTTGCTGGGTCGATCCGGTCCGGGTTTGGTACGTCATCCCGACCTCGGCCAAGCCGACCAAGTGCATTCGACTCTTTGCGGCCTCGCCTCGGAGCTCGAGCAAGTATGAGAAATTCCGCGAGAACTGGTCCCCGTTTTACAATCACTAGCCCTTAATAATTTTCCTGACCCCCTGCTAAAATCGTAACTGGCGGGACATATACGTCGCGCAGATTCAAGCAAGAGAGTGCGAACTCTACAAACGCAGGAAAATTATGGCAGAAAGTTCAACGACCGAGGCTCCGGGTACGGAAGAAACGGGAGCAGAGACAGAAACGCAGGGTTCCATAACCACTTTGGAGGAGTTGACGGCATCGTTCGTTGACAAGGTCGAAGAGGCTGAAGCCCAAGAGGATTCCGAAGCGTCGGAAGAGTCCGAGACTCAGCCCGAAGCAGATGCGGAAACCGACCAGGAGGACGTTCTTTTACAGTCAACCGAAGAGGAATCGGAAGAGGAATCGGAGGAAGAAGTTGAGGAGGAGGAGGAAGACGCTGAAGAGGCCGAAGCCGAGCCACCAAAAGCAGTAGGTAAGTTGCTCAAGCAAGTTAATAAACTGACCGCTCGAGCAAAATCCGCAGAGGAAAATGCCGAAGCTTTAAAGGCCGAGATTGACGCATTGAAAGCCAATCCGCAATCCGCAACCGAACCGCAAAAGCCGGCACTTGAAGAGGTCAATACCTTTGAGGAATTGGAGTCTTTGAGAAAGGAAGCTTTGGCGGCCAAGAGGTGGAGTCTCCAGCACATCGGGAAGGAGTACGTGGAGGTCGATGGGAAAGATTATTCGGATGATGAAATCCGGGGAATACTGACCCAAGCCGAAGACTACTTGACCGAGAAGATCCCCGAAAGGGCTCAACATCTTCAGTCTCAAGCCCAATGGGCGAAGGACACTCAAGCGACTCACCCGTGGATCGAGAAGAGCGAAGGGTTTGAAGATCGAAAGGAAATTTTCGACCAAATTCAAAGCCAATATTCGCACATTCTGCAATCCCTCCCGAACGCTGATTTTGTAGCGGCAACCCTGGCTAGGGGAGTCGAGGCAATCAAAGCGGATCAATCCAAAGCGGGCAAGCCGGCCAAGAAAAGAAAGGCCAAGGCTCCACCGCCAAGCGAGATCGGAGATTCCAGCCCACCCGTTCAAACGGCGGCCACTCGAGCGACTGTAGAAAAATCGAAGCTCTTGGAGCGTAAACAACTCTCGGAAAACGATCTTGCCGCATTTCTTGCGGACTAAAATTTACAAAACTTAAAAAAAGGAATTATATAAAATGGCTATTGCAACATCTTACAATGTAGTAAGTACGAAGGGAGCGCGTGAAAATTTGGAAAATGTTTTGCGCACGGTGGAGCCCACCGAGACCCCGCTCTTCGCAACTTTATCACAATCCGCCGCTCCAAAGGCTACTCTGAACGAGTGGCTTGTGGACAGCCTCGCCTCGCCTGAAATTGGTGGAGTAATCGACGGGGTCGATCTTACGATCTCCGATGCCGCCAATTTGATCGACACTCGGGCAAGGCTTGGCAATAGGGTGCAAACCTTACGCGACATCTTCTCTGTTTCGCGCCAAGCGGAAATGATCGACGTCGCTCCTGGCGGATCTCTCTTTGCCGCATCCAAGGCCAAGAGTTTGATTCAACTGAAGAACAGTCTCGAGACTGCAATTGGTTCGGGCAACGATCAGTCCGCAGGGACTTCCTCCGCAGGGGCCAAGATGGCCGGACTCGGAATATGGTCTGATCCGACTGCAACCGGCAACACTTTCGACACTTCCCTCAAGCAGGGCTTCCGTGCAGTTAGTGGTTCGAGAGTCTCTCTCGCCAGCTTGACCGAATCCGCATTCCGTGGACTTCTCCAGGCTGTTTATACTGCCGCAGGATCAAAGGGTACTTACAATCTGTTCGCCGGTCCCGCCGTTATGAACAAGATTACGGACTACACCCGCTCGACGACTTCCAACGGAAACTTTAGTTTCGATCAGGACGTCAGCGGCAAAACTCTCGTTCGTTCGGTTCTGACTTACGTTTCCGATTATTCCACCATCAACATCATCCCCGATTTGTTTTTGGGACGTGTTGACGGTAGCGCAAGCGGAACCGATACGGTTGAGGGTACGGTCAACACTGATCGCGCTTACCTGATCCCCGGCGATGACACTGTTTCGATCAAGTTCTTGGAAGGCATCACCGTTCAGGATCTTCCTGACAACGGAGCCGGAAAAAGGGCATTCTCAGAGGCAATGGCTACCATTCGCGTGGCCAATCCCCGAGCCCTTGGAAGTATCGTTTGATTTCGGTTAGTTATTCATATCGATTGGTTATGTGTGGGGAGCCGGTTTCATGGGGTAGCCGGCTCCCCTTTTTCTTTTTAAAAGCATGAGTCTTAATATTATCGTAAGGGGCGGGAAGAGAAGCGGCGGAATGTCGGGCGAGGAAATGGCCGAATATCTTACGCGAAAATCCGAAGCGGATGCCAGGCGGGAAAAAGCGGGCTATCGCAATCGTTCGATTGCTACGAGGAAGGCCGCCGAGCAAGTCAAGGGATCGGGTGACTTTCGCCTGGTCTCGGCCATCGATTCGACAACGTTCTTACGTCACGAGATCGAGCGCCCCGGAGCAATGTCAGATGCAGAATATAGACGGGATTTTGCCAAAGCGAATCCCGAGACAGTTATAGGCAGTTAATGAGGACCGTCACCTATGCAGACTTAAAGGCTCGCTTCACCTCGGCAATCGGGGTGGACTCGCTTTTAGCGGTCGAGGAGACGGCATTCAAGAACAGCCTGAATGATCGGGTCAAGGGAGCCTGGACAAGAGCCAAGTGGCCCGAATTGATGAAGGTCGTCGAGCTTTCGGTTGCGGCTACCACTACACCCGTACCGGCTGACAAAGCCGTGCAAATCGACAACTCCGCAATTCTTGACGTGTTCGGGGTCTACGACAAGAACCCGTATGCTGACCGAACGGCCGTTCAAATCGATTATCGATTGGTCGATGGCTATTTGATTTTGCCCGCCGAATCGTCCGACACTTCGGTCTTCGTCGTTGGAAATCAAGTCCCTGCAAACGATTACGGAGACGGCACGACGACCCTCCCTCGATTCCTCGAGCGTTACCTTTTGCTCGCTTGCGTCAGTGACTGGTACAAGGCGGATGGTCAATTGGAAAAGAGTCTCGCTCAGGAGCAAATGGCCGAGGAAACCCTAGCCTTGGAAATCGACCGAGTCGAGCGCCTCGAAGGGATGAACAAAATCGCGGTACAAACTTATCCGAGCTATCAACTCGGCGTTTCAATTTTACAAGTAACATAAAAAAATATCATGGGCTTATCAGGAGTAAATATTCTTAACAGCATGGGTGCTAACGGTTGCGAGTACGTGAATGACACGGTCGCTCGGACAAACGGAACGGACGGCTTCACGGCGATCCAATTCACCGAGGACTCGGTCCTTGGAGCAATCACCGGCAAAATGGATGACTCGGCGGATCTCATAAGTGACGCAACGGTCTTTAGCCAAGGGCAAGTTATCTATTGCCCGGCAACTTCGGTGACTTTGGCAAGTGGTGGGGCGTTGCTCTACAAAGCGTAGGAAAAATGCCTAACCTCGGGCTTGGACTTTTTATCGGTATCGGGGGCCAACCCACCGCAAGTGCGCCTGGTGGGTTCGATACGGATTTTGATACGGAAGCAAACATCCGAGCTTCTACTGGAGCAGTGGTAGGACAAGTGGCTTTCGGGACCGACACTTATGACTTGTACGTTTATGACGGATCGCACTGGCGTAAGTTTGAAAACGATTAAATTAAAAATATCATGGCTAGTATACTTGACACATGCACTTCGGGCGCTCGCCCAGCTTCTCCAAGCTTAGGAGACACCCTTTTCGAGACTGACACAAATCGGATAATTACTTACGACGGCACAGTTTGGCGCGTCTACGATTCCGATGGTATCGCATATTCGACGGTGGGCACGAACGAACTTCACTATCCTACGGGACTTTGGTCATCAGCATCCGCTACTTATTATTTAAGTACGTCACCCGACATACACTACGATGCTACTATATTAGACGGTGCTGATGCCGCAAATAACCCCGCAGACGGCGCAGCAGTAAGCACATGGGGAGATAGAAGCGGAAACACTACCGACTACGATGCTACGCAATCCAGTGCGTCATATCAACCCACTTTCAAGGATGCTTCGTCAGGCCCAGGGTCGCAACCCGCGCTTTCTTGGGCTACTGATAAGTTTGATTTAACAAATGCTTGGTCTGTAACTGGTTCGTGTACCGCAATATTTGTTTCACAATCCCTCGCCGCAGGTAGTTTTTACCTTTTAAAAGCGTCTTCTTACACTAAAGCGTTTTGGGAGTATTTTGGGCAGGATTACTTTTTTGGAGGTGGTTCGGGTGCAGTTTCCGACACTAGTGTTTTTAATATGCATACTCTGCACCGAGACGGTACAAGTGCCGAAGTGTTTGAGTCAGGAGGAACTAGCATATACGGGCCTGCGAGTCGTACAAATGACATGGAGATTGAAACAATAGGACAAGGGCAGTTTGGTTATCAGAATGGTACAGTTTCCGAAATTCTAATTTTCTCAAGCGCGCTTTCCACTTCTGACCTCAACACAATCCGCCTCTACATTACCAACAAATACGGCATAACAACTACAGCGTTTAGCTAAAATGAAATATTCAGTACACACCACCTCGGCATCCGCAAAAGCAGAAAATCAACGGTTGATGGGGCTGTTGGGGATACCTGACGGCAAGGGTACTACCAATTACGCGATTCCCGAAGAGCGGGGCGGCAAGTGGTTACTTCGCGTAAAAGAAAGCGGGACTTGGAAAGCCGATGACGTTGCCGAGAACGTCGAGTTTGTCGAAGAACCCGCCCCCGAATTGCCCGAATGATCTATTTTTGCATAATTGCTTGCCTCCTCGTTTCGAGTTGTTCATTCCGCTCGACCTATCCGACTTTGGGAGCAATCGCCGGCGGAGGCGTTGGCAGTATTGCAGGACCGGTCGGGGGAGCCCTAGGCGCAGGCACGGGCGCGATTGCGGGGGAAGCTTTGAAAAACAAGGACGCATTAATTGAGGCCGAGGAGACGATCACTCAGCTTACCCACGGAGATGTTGAGGGCTTGATAGAAAATCAGATGGGCGAGCATCAAGGCATGTTCGACTCCTTCGTTTCCACCGTGAAGAGGATTCTCATCATTGCGGCCTGCCTCCTCGGTGCATACCTTTCGATCCCCATTTTTGTAGCACGTAAAACTGCGGAATCGTGTTCGAAAAAACATCTTACCCGTCCACCTTTTCCAACAAATGAAAAATCTTAAGCCACTACTCGAATTGTATCGAGGAATGACAAAGCAAGGAAAGATGATCACTTGGTTCGCCGCTACGTTAATCGCAATCATTTTAATTGATTGGCTTTGGGGATGATTGACAAGGACTCACTTATCGGGATGGGCGGAACGGCCACGGTTTTCTCAGGATCTCTCCATGAGTATATCGGAGTAGTCGCCGGCTCGCTCACCATTATTTTCATGCTAGTCAAGCTTTACCAAGAAATCCGAAAGCGAAAATGAGTCGTTATCGGCAATATGGGAAATTGGACGACCGCTACGTCTCGGAGGGTGATACTTTTTTTTTGAGGATGAACGCCCGGCTTCGGGCTACCCAATTGCAACCGGGCGAAGTTCAGCTTTCCCAAAACGGGCGGATGAAAAAGGATGGGACCTGGCAACCCCGAAAGGGACTGCAAACTCTTTCGGGAGCAATCACGCTTGACGCTGATGCCATTCGATTGCCCTACGTCATAAGCGCCGCCCAGCGTCAATCCAACGTCGTTACCCTCACGCTTTCCGAAACCCCCAGCACGGCTTTCGTTCCCGGCGAAAACTTTACCGTTGCCGGACTTACCGGGTTCTCAGTAGACCCCAACGGTACGCACTCGCTCGTCTCCATCTCCTACACGAACAAGCAACTGACCTTTGCTCAAACCGCCGCAAACGAGTCGTTTACCACTTCCGCATCTTCCCTCGCCTGGCCGGCCTCGACGGCAATCACAAACACTCCGTTCACTTTAAACGACGACGGGATAAACGAAGTTTACGGGTCGGCGGTATTCTCCGATCCGAACTCTGACAATAGTGACGACTATATCTTCACGGCCACAAACTCGGTTTGCGACATTCTCAGGCTTCGGGATCGAGTAAAATTCAAGGTTCGCTATCCCGGCTCGAACACGGTTTCGGACCGTTGCGAATTGCTACAAGCTTTTAACAAGGTTTACATTTTCCGGGGTAAAAAGACTTCCTTCCAATCGACTCCGACTTTGACCAGTAAGGTCATCACTTCGGCCTCCAGGTCAGGGACGACTATCACGGTAAACTCGACTGCGCACGGTAGGGTGGCCAATGACTTCGTCACCCTTGTCGGCTTGGGCGGCTGGACGGCCAATCCAAACGGTGTATACAAAGTAACTACAGCGAGCACCAACTCTTTCACCGTCACCTCGGCTGATTCCGGGTCGGAGACTTTCAACGTCTCGGGAGCGACCGCTCAATATTTCAACGACTTCACGCTTGTCACTTCGGGGGGTTATACTTTGCCCGCATACATCACCGACACGGCCATCGAGGCGACTGACGGGGTGGTAACGGTTACGGAAGCATCGCACGGGCTAAGTCAAGGGGACGAACTTTCCATCGTCAAAGCTGACGTGCCGGTGAGCATATTTGCCGGAGAAACCGTTCGAGTCTCCGCCGTCCCCTCGGTTTCAATCTTCAAGTTCAACCTCGAAGTCGAGAACGTCAGTCTAGGCCAATCGGTCGGGCTCACGCTTTCAAAGCCCCAAGCGATTTCCTATTTTATCCACCAGCCCGCCACTCCGTTTGCAGTCTTGAACCAAAGACGGCTTTGGATGCCCTACTTTTACACTTCCGATTCCACTCCGACCAAGCGCTCGAATCAGGATGAGATCGTGGCTAGTCAGATCATGGACGGGGACACTTTCGACGTGATCGGGAACCAGTTCAAGATTACCGGTGGCTCGGCTGATTACGTCGTCGCCCTCGAGCCTTTTACGGAGGACCGAATGGTCGTCTTTTGCCGGAGATCCGTTGCCCAAATAAACGGGGTCAGCGGGAGCCTGGCGGATGCGAGAATGAACGTGATCACTCCCGACGTCGGGTGCTCTGCCAGGCGTTCAATCGTCCAGGTGGCAAACAAGATTTACTTCCTTTCGGATCAGGGGATTTACGGGCTCGAGTTCTTGGATCAGTACAATTTGCGCGGGCTCGAGATCCCGATTTCCGAACCGATCAAACCCTACATAGATCGCATCAATCAAGACTACGCCCACAAGGCGACCTCGGCCTATTTTGATGGTCGGGTATTCATCGCTTGCCCATTGGACGGCGCGACCGAGAACAATTACATTTTCATATATTCCGAACTTAATCGGGGCTGGGAATCCATCGACACGGTGGCATCTTCAGGCTTCAACGTTCGGGACATGCTAGTCGCTCGGGAAGGGTCGGAAAATGCCCTCTATATTACCACTTCCGAAGGCGGAGTGCATAGGGTGGAAGGCTTTGACGGGGGCGATCAAATCTCGGTCACCGCAGGGTCCGCCGTATCCGAAACCGTTGCGGTTTCATCAATTTTGCAAACTCGGGAATATGACGTGGATCAAATCGACCGAAAGTATTTCGCTCGGGCCGAGCTCCATTTGAAATCCGATGCCGACTCGACCAGCGATGCGGCTCTTGACTTTACCTCGACCGATCCCGATGCGACTAGGACAGGGACGACCATTTCGGGAGCCTTGGCAACCGACAACGGTGGGGTTCCGACGGCCTTGGCCGCCGATGAGGATGCATCGGTCAGGACATCGGTCAGGCTCCGAGGATACGGGTGCTCGGCAACGGTAACCCC